TGGCTAAGTCAGCAACGGAGGGCAAGAAAGGCGTTACATTTGAACAGGCATTCTCTGAGGCTGTTCTTGCTAACCCAGACCTATACAAGCAATACCTCAGCGAGAAAGGTGCCTAAACATGGCATACGAATTTAGTAATTACTCAGTAAAGGTCACTCTCGTAGCAGGAGGAGACCTTTCAGCACTTCAATACACATTCGTTAAATTAAACTCTTCTGGAGAAGCAGTAGCAGCAGCAGCCGCAACTGATATTCCTATCGGAGTTCTACAGAATGCTCCAACATCAGGACAAGAAGCAGAAGTGCTTATTGTTGGAGGCACAAAGATTGTTGCTGGAGCAGCAATAAGCGAAGGCGCACTTGTAGGAACTTCATCTACAGGTAAGGCAGTGGCTTTAGTCGCTGGAACAGATACAACAAAATATGTTGTTGGAACACTTCTAACAGAGTCAGGAGCCTCTGGCGACATCGTTACAGCAGTCGTCAATTGCGCAAATCCTGGCAGAGCAGCATAAGGAGCGAATAAACCATGCCACAACCATCGATTAATTCCGTCCATGTGGACGCGATTCTCACAAATATATCTGTAGCATATTTACAGAAGCAAGACAATTTCATCGCCGATAAGGTTTTCCCTATCGTTCCAGTTGATAAGAAGTCCGATAAGTTCTTCGTATACACAAAGAACGACTGGTTCCGTGATGAGGCTCAGCGTCGTGCTGATGCCACAGAGTCTGCTGGTAGCGGATATAACCTTTCAACAGGTACTTATTCCGCAGAAGTCTATGCCTTCCATAAGGATGTAGGCGACCAGACAGTTGCTAACGCAGATGCTCCACTTAACCCACTTCGTGAGGCAACAGAGTTCGTAACTCAGCGCCTTCTCCTTCGCCGTGAACTTCAGTTCGTTTCTGATTTCTTCACAACTGGCGTATGGGCCGACGATGTAACTGGTGTTGCTGGTTCTCCATCTTCAGGCGAGACAAAGCAGTGGTCAGATTACACATCATCAGACCCAATTGATGATATTGAAGAGGCAAAGAGCGAAGTGCTTTCTAATACAGGTATGGAGCCAAACACTCTTGTACTTGGATACGAAGTATTCCGTCAATTAAAGAACCACCCAGACCTAGTAGACAGAATCAAGTACACATCAAGTCAGACAATTACACAAGACATGCTTGCTCGTATGTTTGACCTTGACCGTGTTCTTGTCGCTAAGGCAGTTAAGGCAACTAACAAAGAAGGCGCATCCGAGGCATATTCTTATGCTTATGGTAAAGCAGCACTTCTCGCACATGTTGCTCCAAATCCTGGACTTATGACTCCGTCTGCTGGATACCATTTCTCATGGACTGGTGTTTCAGGTGGAATTGGTTCAACAATTGGTGTCAGTTCATTCCGTATGGAATCATTAAAAGCAGAGCGCGTTGAGGCTGAAATGTCATTTGATAACAAAGTTATCGGTGCCGACCTTGGCTACTTCTGGAATACAATTGTCGCTTAGTTAATCAAAACAAGTAGGGGGGATGGACCTTGAAATCCTCCCCCCTCTTTAATAAGGAGAGAAAATGCCACAAGTAAATAGAATTTCACGGGGAGAAATCTCCGTTGGTGGAATCATTGGTTCAACAGGCGATGTAAATTACGGATTAGATTTTGGTACTGCTTCAGTTGACCCTGCGTCAATTGCTGCTACCACTCGCGGTTCAGTAACATTCACATTGACTGGTGCCAAGACAACCGACATCATTATTGTTAATCCACCATCAGACCTAAATGATGATTTGATTTTCTGTGGTGCTGCTATCTCAGCAGCAGATACAGTTTCAATTTATCTTTACAACCCAACAGCATCAGGAATTAACGACACCGCTCGTACATTTTCTTATGTATGGGTAGATATGTCCGCGTAGTATGAAAGCAAAGATTCTTAAGCGAGTTGTCCATGAAGGAAAGAAACTTCAGCCCGGAGAAATCGCAGACATCAGTGAGTGGCGCAACAAAGGGTCACTTATCTCAGGTCGCTATGTTGAGATTCTTGTTGAACAAGCAGAAGAAACGAAGCCGTCTATCGCGAAGTCTGCGCCAGATGATACGAAAACTCCTGCTAAAATAAAAGAAATTAAATCTGAATAATGGTGAGGGCTTGTTAATTCAAGCCCTTATCTGAAAGTAGGGCGTATGTCTATATCTCACGGAATTGTCACAGTCACTACGGCTGCTACGGCACTCAACGCTTCTCTTGATGGAGGCAAAGATGGCTCTACACTTTCAGTCCAGAACCCAACAGGTGGCGCAACTGTTTATATTGGTGGAGCAGGAGTAACTACCTCTTCGTATGGATTCGTATTACTAGCAGGAACAACATTTACTGTTGAATTAAATCAGGGCGAAACCCTCTTTGGTGTTGTTGCTTCATCTACTCAGGCAGTAGCAGTTCTCCGACAAGGCGTTTAGTTAGGGGCATAAGTCATGGCTCTAACAGTTGATTTAGAAACAGTTACCCTGACGGGAACTTATGTAGATATTATCGGGAATCCTGTCTCTGGCTCTATTACATTTACGCCTCAGACTATTATCAAAGACACAGACCAAAATCAAATCATTGTCAATAATGTAATCACCGAAGTCCTAGATGCTAATGGTTCATTCAGTGTTGTTCTCCCAGTTACAGATGATTCAGATGTAGTTCCTCAGCCCTTCGCTTACCAAGTAGAAGAAGTATTTTCAGGCGGTAGGTCATTTGTAATCACACTTCCTGGAGGTGGTGCTTCTGTGGATATTGCGGATTTATCTCCTGCCGTAAGTGCTGCTGTTGCTGCTGGATTTGTTACAAGTTCGCAATTCAATGCGATAAGTGCTCGCCTCGCAACAGCCAATACCGCATACACTCAAGTAACTGCGATTCAAGATAACATTGAGGCTGCGGCTTCTGCTGCGGAAGATGCTGCGGATTCAGCCCAGTCTGCCCAAGTGGCTGGTATAAACCAATTTCTTTTGATGGGACTATAAAATGGCTGAACCATATGTACCTATCGCTCGCCTTACAACTGCGAATACTTTGCTGACCGCACTTGAAACCTCACTTGCGACTATTGATGATGATAGTGATTTAATCTTGGCAGATAAAAATGCTGCTATTGCCTCTGCGGCTGCGGCTGCTGCTTCTGTGAAACAATTCAGTTTTAACTTAATGCTAGGTGGCGCATAATGGCTATTGCCGCAACTGTAACGCTTGTGCCAATTGCTGGAACTTTTAAGAATTATCTTGGTGATGCTATTGCTGGACAAGTTCAGTTCACCCTTTCAGACATGCTTCGTAACTCTTTGTCTGACCAGATGGTAGTTCCTTCAACTGTAGCGGTGACTTTAGACTCAAATGGTTCTTTCAGCACAACACTCCCATCAACTAATGACTCAGACATTATTCCTGAGTTTGAATACACAGTAGAAGAAGCATTTCCTGATGGTCGAACTTATACAATAACTCTTCCTGCCAATACTGTAGGAACACTTAACCTCGCGGATATCTCTCCAGTTCCAACCATTTCAACCACTTTCGTAGGCTTGGTAACAGAAGTTCCGTTTGCTCAATTTGAGGCTTCATTAGCAACGCTTGACACAAACTTGAATCAAGCAACAAATGAAGTTCCTCTTTCTGGCGAGTATTGGTACATACCTGCTGCTTACGCCACTTATACTGAGGTCAATGCCGCCTTTGCGACATACACATTATTGAACGCTGGTACTTACCCAGTATCAGGTTCAGATTTAACAGACGAAGTTGCGGAAGCGGACGCGTCAGCGAGTTCCGCAGCCTCATCTGCTAGTTCAGTTGCTACAATAGCGTCTGGGCGTTTTCACCCGCTTTTGTTAATAGGAGGATAAATGGCAACATCATATAAGGTGCTTGCTCAACAGGCGACAACTACATCTTTAGCAAGTATGTATACCGTACCTGCCGCGACCGAGACTATTATTTCAAGTATCGTTGTTGCTAATACCAGCGCAAGCGATAGAACTTACAGAATTA